CGTTACCTGTCTTGTCGAACAGCGAGATGACTGAGCCGAGCATCGCTTTTTGTCCTTTTTATGAACGAGCAAAACCCCGGCTAGAGGCGATCCACTAGCGCGAATTTTGACGATTGTTCGGTTTGTGTTAGGCTTTACCCAACAGGTGCGAAGGCAAGCCGTCCGTTTTGTTCGGATAAATGCCCGGCGCGAGCTGGTGAGGGGTAACTTCCCATCCGGTAAGTTCGGCGAGTTGCAGCACGCGGGCGTCGGGAATGCGGCCTTTCTTAACCCACTCCCACACCGACACCCGGCCGATGTTCAGCGCACGCGCCACCTTCGCCCCACCGCCGGCCTTGTCAATTGCTGCTTCAATGATCGACACGGCTATTTCCTATGAATGTTAGGGGATGCCGAACATCTTAGTTTGGTAGCCCCTAACAAGTCAACATACAAATGGAGGGGTCGATGAAATTGGGCGAGCGGATTCGTGCATTGCGCGAAGCGAAACACCTGACCGGAACGCAGCTCGGCGAGCTGGTCGGGGTCGGCCGCGGCTCGGTTTCATCGTGGGAATCTGGCGACACTCAGCCGGCCAACACACGGATGGCTGCGCTCGCCGAGGCGCTTGGGGTAAGCGTCGACTTTTTGTTAACTGGTAACAACGGTAACAACACCCCCCTAATCGATGAATCGACCTCTGTAAGCAGGCATATACTTCCGCCAAGCGAAGCGTTAGCCCCCGCTGCAGGAATGCTCCCCCTGATAACCTGGGAGCAAGCAGGATCGTGGAGTGGGAAAGTGGATAGTTCGCAAGTAGGTGAATGGCTTCCGTGCCAACTGGAGCACGGCCCGAACGCTTATTACGTGGAAATCGTCGGTGACAGCATGGCCGACGCATCAGACCCCCGGTCTTTCAGGGAAGGCCATATCGTCGGGGTAGATCCTGACCGCGCGGCCGAGCACCGCAGCTTCGTGGTTGTCCAATACAACGACGCCACGCCCGTTCTGCGTCAACTGATTGTCGAAGGCGACACGCGCATGCTCAAGGCGCTCAATCCGGAATGGCCGAACCGCTTCGGCGCGATGCGCGAAGATCACAAGATCCTCGGCGTGGTCTTCTGCCGGATCGACAAACCCCTCGCATACTGATGAAAGCGCTTCGCATCGCCGCGCCGACAGCCGCACGCCGTTGATCAAACCCTAATTCGTTAAAACGATACCCGCCATCGAGCGGGTATTTTTTCGCCTTTTTTGTTAGGTGACGCTTGACACGTGTTCGGCGGCAGACTACAGTTCATGTCAGGCGTTACCGAACAAGAGACGCCGATTAGGAGACCAGCTATGAGCAACGACGCACTTGATCTTCTCGAACTCCTTCGCCTGGCAGTTGGCGGCGCAGGAGCCCTGACGCAGCACCTGTTGCGCGAATACGCAGCCCGCATTATCGGCTCGGGAATTCGCAGCGAACTCGGTGGTTGCTGAAATGAACGGGATCTACATCGTCGGCGGTCTGGTTGTCGTTCTTTGGACTGTCCTCGCCCCATTTTTCAACTAGGAGTTTATATGTCTCTCGAAGCCGCACTGATCGAAAACGTCGCAGTCATGCGTGAACTGATCGCCGCGCTCACCGCAGCCGGCACGATCCAGACCGCACAAGTCAGCGCGCAAGCCGCGTCGTCGCCCGCCGTCAAGGCTGTCGCGAAGGCGCAGAAGGAACTCGCGGAGAAAGAAGCCGCAAAAAAGCCGGAAGCGGCGACGACCGATACCCCGTCTGGCGAAGCGTCGACACCGGTCCCGGTGATCGAATCCGTGAAGGAAGAAGCGCCCGCGGTTGACCTGCAGCCGTGGCACGAGAAGACCGCCAAGCTGTACAGCGAACTCGCGACGGCAAAGCCGACGCTCGACAACGTGCGCAAGGCCGTGCTCGGCATCAATTCGTTGCTCGGCCAGCCCGCCGGCCGCGAACAAGCCACGGCGCTGCTCGGTCGCTTCGGCGCGAAGGCCGTGACGTTCAAGCCGGAAATGCCGGACAAGCCCGGCCTGAATGAAGACCAGTTCCCGGCCGTGTTCGCGATGGCGCTCGACGTACTCGCCGGCCGTCTCGACGTGACCGCATCGATGGAAGGTGCAGCGTGAACGACTTCGACCCCCTGTGGGTTGCACTCGGCATCAAGCGCCGTGTGTGGACCCCGCCGCCCGCACCGAAGGAACAATCATGACGATCGATCAGTTTCTCGACCAGTTGCGCGAAGAACTAGAGCGACGCCTCGCCGTTAAGACCGGGTGGGGCCGCAATGAAGTTTTGGTCGCGTTCGACAAAGCAAGCATCACGGTTCTGTCGGCCGCGCTTAGTTCGCAGGAGCAATCATGAGCGACGTCATTGAAGAACGCGCTCACGCGCTGTTCTCGCCGTCGTCGGCAGCGACCTGGATCAACTGCAAGGCGTCGACCGCCGCGCAGATCGGCCAGCCTGACGACAGCAGTGAGTTCGCCGACGACGGCAGCGCGTCGCACGAGTTGGCGAAGTGGTGTCTCGACGCCGGCCACGACGCAGCCGCCTACATCGGCCGCGTCATCGCGATCGGTGATCGGGAATTCGATGTCGACGACGAGCGCGCTGAGTACGTGCAGATGTATCTCGACGACATCCGCAACCGCAAAGCCGCGTACGAATTGACCGGCGCGACGGTACAGATGTTTGTCGAGCAGCGCCTGTCGATCGAGCACATCACCGGCGAGAAAGGCGCGAAGGGCACGAGCGACTGCGTGCTGATCGCATCCTGGGATGACGGCCGCGCCGAGATCTGCGTGATCGATCTCAAGTACGGTCGGGGCGTGCCGGTGTTCGCCGAGAACAACTATCAAGGAATGATCTACGCGCACGCCGCGCTGCACGAGCACAGCGACTTTTTCGACTTCACGAACGTGCGCATCGTGATCCACCAGGTGCGACTGTCGGAGAAGCCGAGCGAATGGGAAATCACCCCGGCCGCGCTCACCGAGTGGATCTCGACGGTCGCGAAGCCGGCAGCCGAGCAGGCAATGCTCTACGTCGAGTCGGTCGACTTCGTGCCGCTCGCACTGTCCGACTTCGTGCCCGGCGAAAAGCAGTGCAAGTTTTGCAAGGCGAAGGCCGTATGCCCGGCACTGGCTGCGCATGTCGAGCAGACGATCGGCGCTGACTTCGAAACGATCGCGAATAACGACGCCCTAGGCGCAGACGCATTTGATTTTGTGCCACTGCTTAGCAACGATCGTCTCGGCAAGGTCTACCCGGCGCTCGACCTGATCGACGGCTGGATGAAAGCGGTTCGCGGTCGCATCGAGTACGAACTGCTGCAGGGTAACGCGGTGCCCGGCCTGAAGCTGGTTCAAGGCCGTAAGGGCGCGCGCAAGTGGTCGAGCACCGACGAAGCCGAAGCGCTGCTCAAGTCGATGCGTCTGAAGCAAGACGAGATGTATCAGTTCAAGGTGATCAGCCCGACGCAAGCCGAGAAGCTGCTCGCGAAGGATTCGCCGCGGCGCTGGAAAAAGGCTGAAGCGCTGATCGTGCAGCCGAACGGCTCACCGTCTGTCGCACCTGAGTCGGACAAGCGCCCCGCGCTCGTCATCGCCCCGGTCGCGGAAGACTTCGAAGTCGTCGACGACGGTGGAGATCTGGCATGACCGACCGCGACCTGATCGAAACAATGGTGCGCGAAGGGTTCCAGCGTTCCGAAGCGTTGAAGCTGGTCCGCGACTTCGAAGCGTCGGTCGAGCGTCGCGTAAGGCAAAGCACCGAGCGCCGCGAGCGTCTTGCGGCTGCGGCACTGGCGGGTCTGGCCCGCGCTGACGTACCGAGCGACCAGATCGCGCGCATGGCGCTGATCGTGGCCGACAAGCTGATCGCGGAGATCGACAAATGAACGCACGGCACCCGACACCGGCCCTGAATGGTTTGAGCGCGCATCTGCCGCCCGACGCGCGCGAGATGCTGGCCCGGGCGGCGAGAGAAGCAAGACTGATTGATAACCCGGCCGCGCGCAACGCTCACCTTCAGACAGCTATCGCCCGCGTCCAATCGAAATATCCAACGTTCTTTAAAGAGGTTTGACAATGGCAATCGTTCAACTCCAATCCGCCCGTCTGTCGTTTCCCGATCTGTTCGAAGCCGTTCAGTTTGAAGGTCAAGGCCCGTTCTCGTACCGCGCCGCGCTCCTGCAGGAAGAAGACACGCCGGTAATGCTCAAGCAGACCGATGGCTCGTGGAAGAAAACCACGATGCGCAAAGTCATCGATCAGATCGCCGCCGACGCATGGAAGACGAAGGCGTCGGCGATCCTGAAGTCGCTTGAAGGCAACCCGCAAAAGTGCTGCTGGTATGACGGCGCACTGAAAACGTACGACGGATATGAAGGCAACTTCGTGCTGTCCGCGTCGCGCAACATCGACAAGGGGCGCCCGATCGTGATCGATCGCGACAAGTCGCCGCTGACGGCGAGCGACGGCAAGCCGTACGCAGGGTGCTACGTCAACGCGACCGTCGAGATGTGGGCGCAAGACAACAAGTTCGGAAAGGGTCTCCGCGCCACGCTGCGCGGCGTCCAGTTCATGAAGGACGGCGACGCCTTCAGCGCAGGAACGCCGGTGAGCGACGACGAGTTCGAATCAGTCGAAGCACCGGAAGAAGCGACCGACGAACTCGGCTAAAGATCGCGCAGGGAGCCCTGCGCCGCCCTTCGGCGCGGGGTAACTATCACACAGAGGAATTGCATCATGGCAAAAATCACCAGCAAGATCACCGGCGACCAGTTCGAAGCCCCGGCCGCAGACTTCACGGACGAACCCCATTTCGAAGTGACCGACACGGGAAACGAATTGACCGATGGCGCTGTGTCGGCACCGGCGCCGTCGGTCACATCTGGCACGACCGAATCCATAACCGATACGTCGTCAGCGGCGCCCGCGGCCCCGAGCGATGCACCGGTTGACGCGGGAAACGTAGAAGCGTCGTCGCCTGCTGGTTCGACGAGTGGCGACGCTTCTCCCTCCACGATTGGCACGGATGACACCGGATTGGTTAGCGGCGTCGACTTGCACGCAGACGGCACGCCGCTCGACGCGGGAAACGTGGCCCCGGTCGAGCCCTCACCGTCAACGAGCGCTGGTGCAAGTTCTGTCGACGCATCGTCAACGGCCAGTTCTGCCGTGGATGATGGGACGGCACCGGATGGTGACGCGGGAAACGCTGCGCCTGCAGCCAGTACGGCCGATGTCGCGCCCACTGGTGACGTGGGAAACGTCGATGTCAGCACCGACCCTTCGGTCAGTGCTACGCCTGCGAGTATCGCCGATTCCGCCGCAGCTGACGCCGTGACGCCGGTCAATCCGATCACGCCGGCCGTCACCGACTCGGTAACTGGTTCGCCGACTGGCGGGCCGTCGGCCGGCGCCGGTGAAACGCTCGACGCGAAGGAAAAGCACCAGGTGCTTTCGATTCTCGAATCGGGTCTGGTGCGCGAGCTGGCTGACGTCGTGCAGTGGACCGATCAACTGCAGCACGCGGCCGACGCTTTCTTCACGGCCGTGCACTCGCAGATCGACGTAGAAGCAGCGCAGTAAAAGCCGCGCCCGGTGTCCCCGCACCGGGCGTTGCTGAAAGGGTCGGTCACGCGGCGGTCGGCGCCGCAGAGCACACCCGGGCCGGTCCTTTCAGCAACGATTTTTAGCGGGTCGTTCACTCCGAGTCGCGCCGGCAGCGCGGCGACAAAGCCTTGAATCGCTAACTGCCGTCGCCCGCAAGGAGCTTCAACGACAGCAGCATGCGCAAACCGCGAACGACGCAAGCATTGAGCGGAAATTCAAGGCACTGCCGTTTTGCACTACTAACCGGAACTCAACATGACAGTCGATCTTTTCCTAGTCGCGGTCCTTATCGCGCAAGTCGGCGTGCTGGTCGGCGCCTACGCGCGCCGCAACGTGTTCACCGGCCTGCTCGGCGGGTTCGTGTCTTTCATCGCCGTGATCGGTATTGGAGCATTCGTATGAAACATATCGTGCGCGCAGTCGGCAGCGAAACCGTACTGCAGGAAACCCCGTCTTTTCGCGCCGCTTGCAAGTGGCTGCTCGAAGTGCAAGACCGACTTGTCGGCGACGCTTACGAGATTGCGTCGCAGAAGGCGCCGACCAAGCGCATCACTTACCCGGCGGTCGTCGAAGCGACGTTCGAAATCGAGCGCGAAGAAGCATTGTCGGATCTGGCATGAAACTTTGGCTCGACACCGAAACCTTCAGCCCGACGCCGATCAAGTCGGGCACGCACATTTACGCCGAGCCCGTCGAGATCATGATCGTCACCTACGCGATCGACGACGGCGAAGTGTCCGCGTGGGATCGCACGGCGGGCGAGCCGCTACCGGGCGATCTCGACATGGCGATCGACGAAGCTGACGAATACTGGTGGCAGAACGGCAACATGTTCGACTTCACCGTGCTCAAGCACGGCATGCCCGACTTGCATGCGCGCATGCCGGTCGCGAAGTGGCGCGACACGATGGTGCAGGCGTACGAACATAGCCTGCCGGGAAAGCTGGATCTGCTCTGTGAGATCTTCGGCATCGGCCAGGATCAGGCGAAAGACAAGCGCGGCAACGCACTGATTCAGCTTTTCTGCAAGCCGCGCCCCGCGCACATGGAGCTGCGCCGCGCCACGCGCGAGACGCACCCGGTCGAATGGTCTGAGTTTCTGGAATACGCGAAGGCGGATATCCGCGCGATGCGCGCCGTCCATCACAAGATGCCGAAGTGGAACTATCCGAACAACCGTTCGGAACTTGCGCTTTCGCATCTCGACATCGGTATCAATCAGCGCGGCATGACGATGGACGTCGAGCTCGCGCACGCGGCCGTGCGCGCCATCGCCCGCACGCAGAAGGCGCTCGGCGAGCGCACCGTCGAGCTGACCGACGGCGAAGTGCAGAAGACGACGCAGCGCGACAAGCTGCTCGCGCACTTGCTCGCCGAGTACGGTGTCGACCTACCGGACATGAAAAAGTCGACGCTTGAGCGCCGGATCAATGACCCGGATCTGCCCGACGCGTTGCGCGAACTGCTCGCGATCCGGCTCGAAGCCACGATGACCAGCACGTCGAAATACAAGACGCTGCTGCGCGGCGTGTCGTCCGACGGCCGCATGCGCGGCACGCAACAGTTTTGCGGCGCGAACCGCACCGGCCGCGTCGCGCACCGACTCTATCAGCCGGGCAACATGCCGCGACCGAACGTCGGCCTGATCATGAAAGAGCTTGGCGTGAAGAAGCTCGCCGACGGCGACATGCAACGCTATGTCGACATGGGCGTCGATGCGCTCAAGTCTGACGGTGCCGATCTCGTCTTCGGTAACGTGATGGGTTTGACGTCGAACGTGATCCGCGGCTCGATCGTTTCGCCGCCCGGTAAGAAGCTGGTCGTGTCCGACTTGTCGAACATCGAAGGCCGGATGGCGGCATGGCTTGCCGGCGAAGAGTGGAAGCTGCAGGCGTTCCGAGACTTCGACGCGGGCACCGGCGCCGACCTGTACAAGCTGGCCTATGCGCGCTCGTTCGCCGTCGACGTCAAGGCGGTCGACAAAGAGAAACGCCAGCTCGGGAAGGTGCAGGAACTCGCGCTTGCCTATGAAGGCGGTGTCGGCGCGTTCGTCACGTTCACGATGACCTACAAGATGGAACTCGACGACATCCGCACGGCCGTCTTTTCGGCGCTGGATCTGGTCGACAGCGGAGTCGTGCGCGAAGCGCGCAACGCGTGGGATTGGGCGACGAAAAAGAAACGCACGCTCGCGCTCGATCAGGATGTGTATATCGCCTGCGACATCCTGAAACGTGCCTGGCGCCGCGCGCACCCGAAGACGTCGAGCTATTGGGGGGAACTGAAAGACGCGGCCGTGCGCGCGATCTGCTCGCCCGGCACGACGGTGCACTGCCGCCGAATCATCATGCGCCGTGACGGCCAGTGGCTGCGCGTGCAGATGCCGAGCGGCCGGCAGCTTTGCTACATCTCGCCGAAGGTGAGCGATCAGGGCGACATCTCCTATATGGGCGTCAATCCCTACTCGCGCAAATGGCAGCGCGTGAAGACCTACGGCGGCAAGCTGTTCGAAAACTTGTGTCAAGCCGAGTCGCGCGACGTGTTGTTCTCGTCGATGCCGCACGTCGAAGCCGCCGGTTACGACATCGTGTTGTCAGTTCACGACGAACTTTTGACGGAAGCGCCCGATACGGAAGACTATTCCGAGCGCCAATTGTCCGAGCTGATCTCGACCGTGCCGGTGTGGGCGGAAGGCTTGCCGCTTTCTGCGGCGGGCTTTGAGGGGTATCGCTACAAAAAGGATTAAAAAGTACTTGTCAGGCTTCGCCGAACATCCTATAGTTGAGTCGTGTTAGGTAACACCGAACAACTCTTAGGGGCTCACCGTGAAAAAACTTCTGTTAGCAGCCGCTCTCGCCGCAGCCCTTTCGGGTTGCGCGACGAAGCAATTTGTTCAAGCCGGCCAGGTCACCGACTTCGAAAAGACCACGATGTCGTGCCGCGAGATCGATCTCGAAATCGCGAAGACGCAAGGCCAGCAGCACGCCATCGACAAGCAAGCCGAGTTCTCGGGGCTCGACGTGCTGGCGATACTCGGCGACTTCGGGATCGGCAACGCCATCGCCCACACCGCCGCGCAAAAGACCGTCGACGAACGTATGGCGGATCTCAACAACCTGCGCGGCATCAAAAACTGCGCCATCGCAACGACAGGTGCACTGTGATTAAACGCTATCTGCTCAACCGCAAGCTGCGCGCGCTCAAGCGCGAGATCGATTACGTCTATCAGGTGCGCCGCGAGTCGGTTCGCCGCGAATCGATACTGCGCCGCGAGACTGAAAAAGTCGCGTCGCAACTGATGAATCTCGAAATCGGTTCGCGCCGTGCTTGAGCGTGACGTCGAAGCCTATCTGGTCGACCGCATGAAAGCGATCGGCGGGCAGGCATACAAGTTCACGAGCCCGGCCCGGCGCAGTGTGCCCGACCGACTGGTGATCTTCCCTGGCGGCACGATCGTTTTCGCAGAGTTGAAGAAACCCGGCCAGACGCCGAGCGACGCACAGACCCGCGAGCATCAGCGCCTTCGTGCGCTCGGCTGCGCGGTGTACGGCTGCGTCGATTCGAAAGAAGCCGTTGATCGAATGATCGAAGAGATTGCCCCCCTGATATGACTAAGAAAATATTTGTGAAGCCGGAAGACGTCGAGCGCGTGCTTGATGGCGGCAAGCGTCTGACGATGCGCCAACTGATGTCACGGCTCGGCGTGTCGCACCCCGGCGCGTTGTACCGCGCGCTGCCCGACATGCTGTCATCCGGCCGTGTGTCGCGCGCCATCGAGCGCATCGGTGACGACGACATGGCCGGGAAAGCGTACGTTTATTTCACGAGCGAGCCGGCGCGCGTTGCGCCGCCGTACCGAGATATGCGCCTGACCGAAACGCTGAGCGGGTACGACAAGGAACTGAATCGCTTCGCCGAACTGTGCGCGTCGACCAGGAAAGCAGCATGAGCCGAGACAACAAACGCGCGGCAGACGATGCGGAGCGGGAAAAACGCAAAAAGATCGACGCCGCCATTGCAGGAGAGAAGAAATGAACGACGAAATCAAAGCGCGGCTGTCTCATGCACTTGAGCATGCCGAAAGGCGCGGATCGGCACTCGAAAGCCACGTTTCCGTGTTGAAAGCGGACGTTCGCGCCCTTCTAGCCGATGGCGGCAAGGGTGAGGCGGTATGCGACAGGATCATTTGCTGGCACAACAGAAGCTGCGTGAATGACGACGCAGCAACGATGCGAAATTGTCCGCACCGTGCAGCCCCGCAAGCCGAGTGCGCACCGCGTGAGGCGCAGCCGTGGCGTGCTGAGAACGTAGGCGCGATCTATGACGAAATGCTTGCCGCCGCCCCTACACCTGAGCGTGCGCAGCCGGTGGGGCCGAGAACAACGCTCAACTATGACGGCACTTTTGATACCCCGTGCGCTCATTGCGGTGGGAACGGATGCTTTGCTTGTCTTAAAAGCGCAGCCCCTACGCCTGAGCGTGCGGACGCCGAAAAGGATGCGGCGCTGACGGATGAGCAGATCGAGCACGAGATTGAAATATCAGGCGGGTATTGGGTTGACGGCGAATTCAGAATCGATTGCAAAGACTTAACGACCCTTTGCCGCGCAATCCTAGCCGAGAACAAGGAGACGCAACCGTGAACCGCGAGATTACCCCGGCCGACGTCGACAACATCGACACACTGAATTACATCATCCGTCTTGCGTCGGGCGTTCTGTTTCTTTCTGTCGCCGGCATTGCCCATATCGTGGGGTTTCTGTGAAACTCATTACTGAAGACGAACTCGTGCGCGTCACCGGCAAGCGTCGCCACTCGAAGCAAGCCGAATGGTTCAAGCTGACGTTCGGTGTCGACGTCGTGCGAGCTGGTGACGGCAAGCTGATCGTCACCTGGCAGACGTTCGAAGCATTGAACGCAAAGAAGAACGGCCTTGGCGCGAGCGCGCCGGCTGCGGTTGAACTCTGTTTTGATTGATCATGGTCGAGCGCAAAAAAGCCAAATATCCGCGCGTGTATCAGAAGCATGGCGCCTGGTATTGGTCCGAGCCCGTCTCGGGAAAATGGATTCGTTTGTGCGCGCTGACTGATAGCGAGACGACACTCGTCGAACGACTCGCAGCTGAGCGTAAGAAGGTCGAGCGGCCCGAAGGCGTCGGCGACATGCGCCCGCTAATCGATCAGTACGTGCGCGAGCGCAAACATCAGCACAAAGAGAAAGCATGGCCGAAGTACGGCGAGTACGCCGGTAAGGGGTTCAGAAACGTGAACGTCGCTGACGTCAAGCCGACGCACGTCACGAACTGGCTGAAGGTGAAGTACGCCGACAAGCTGTCGATGCAGCGCGTGATGCGCGCGTTCCTGTCCGGCTTCTTTCAGTGGTGCGTCGACAACGGCCGCCGCGACACGAACCCATGCGGCGAAGTGAAGCTGAAGAAGCCGAAGGCGCGCAAGACCTATATCACCGACGAGCACTTCGCGCGCATTCGCGACGGGATGCTCAGTTACACCTACACGACCGGTGCCGGCAAGACGATCACCGGCCGCGTGAACACCGGCCCGATGATGCAGTGCTTCGTCGACCTGTGCTTCCTGACCGCGCAGCGCTCGACGGATATCCGCGCGCTGACGTGGAATCAGATCGACCGCGCGGCGGGCGTCATCCACTTCGTGCCGAGCAAGACGGAAGACAGCAGCGGCCTGGCCGTCGACTTCACGATCACGCCCGAGATCGCCGCGGTGCTCGACCGGGTGCGCGAGATCGACGGCGTGCAGCGGATCGGCGAGACACCGGTGATCCACGCGCTCGACGGCAAGCCGTACGGCGCCACGGCCGTCCGCTCGGCGTGGGATCGTGCGTGTGAGCGAGCCACGCTGACGGCAGAGAATTACACTGTGAAAGATATTCGCGCGAAAGCGCTCACCGACGCAGAGCGCGCCGGGTACGACATCGAGGCGTTGAAGATCGCGGCCGCGCACAGCGACACGAAGACGACGCAGATCTATTTGAAACAGCGCGAAGTGCCGGTATCAGATGTCCGGCTGCGCATACCTAGGAGCGCGTGATGGGTGAGTACGCAGACTACCTTATCGACCAGATGATCGACAACGGTAGTTATTTCCGCGCGCGCCGCAACACATGGTGCGTCACTTGCAAGAACTGCGGGATGGCCGGCTTGAAGTGGCGCGAAGAATCTGAAGGATGGCGCCTGTTCGAAAACGAGCGCGTCGAGCACAACCGGCTCAAGCAGCACGTATGCAACCCGCCGTCGGAAGATGACTTCGACGTGATCGGCTAGCCAAATTTATTAGACACGCGTTAGACATTGCATTAGACACCCTAAACCGCGCTGCCTGCAAAGCCTTGTAAATAGTGGTCGGAGCGAAAGGATTCGAACCTTCGACCCTCTGATCCCAAATCAGCATGGTCGAGACAGGGGTAAGCCAATCAGTATAAGGCTTTGCGCGGAGCGGTGTCTAATCGATTGCATAGAAAACAGGCACGAAGACATAAGGCTTTGCGCCCGATTGAACCGCAGTTATTAGACAGGTGACGCCCATGTCCATCAACCTGAATCACCTAGTTTCCGAGTGGGTGCGCAAGCACGGCGTCAAATTGACGGCAACTGCGCACGCGGATCTGCAGGGCGAAATTGCTATGCTCCTTCAAGCGAATGGCGTGCCGCCCCAATGCGAGCACGTCATGACGCGCTACATTCGCGACTGCTCGATGTGCGAAGACTGCGGCGCGATCCTGACAGACGGCACTTGGGGCGCGCAGTCGGGCAAGTGGTTCAAGTCATACACCGAAGCCTTACAAGAACATAACCGATGACCCGACGCATTTACAAACCCCACGACTACCAGCAGATTATCGGCGAGCACCTGGCCGAACACGATCGCGCGGCCGTCTTTGCTGGAATGGGAATGGGTAAAACTTCTTCCACCCTGTCGCATCTCGAAGCGTGCTATTCGCTCGGCATCGAGACGCAGCCAACGCTCGTGATCGCGCCGCTGCGCGTCGCACAGTCGACCTGGCCGGACGAGTGCCAGAAGTGGGAACACCTGCGCGGCATGGAAGTCGTGCCGATCATCGGCAGCGCGGCGCAACGCGCGCAGGCGCTGCGGCAAGACGCGCCGATCATGTCGATCAATTACGAGAATCTGCCTTGGCTCGTCGACTGGTTTAAGCACAATCCGCGCCCCTGGCCGTTCGGCACGGTGATCGCCGACGAGTCGACGAAGCTGAAGTCGACGCGGATCTCGATGCAGACAAGTAAGAAGGGCAAGGAATTCCAGAAGGGAACCGGCGGCAGCGTGCGCGGCCGTGCGCTCGCGCAAGTCGCGCACACGAAGGTGCGGCGATGGGTCAATCTCACCGGCACGCCAGCGCCGAACGGGTTGAAAGATCTATGGGGTCAGACGTGGTTCCTTGATGGCGGGCAGCGGCTCGGTCGGTCGTTCTCGGCGTTTGAGGGTCGCTGGTTTCAGTCGGTGCCCGGTGGGCAAGGCTATTCGCAGATCCGCCCGCTCGATCACGCGCAAGACGAGATCCAGGCGAAGTTACGTGACATCTGTCTGTCGCTCAACGCAGCCGACTATTTCGACATCGAGCAGCCGATCGTGCGCCCGGTGTACGTCGACCTGCCGGCCGCGGCTCGGCGCCTATACACCGACATGGAACGGCGCATGTTTATGGAAATCGGCGAGCACGAGATCGAAGCGATGAACGCGGCGAGCCGTACGATCAAATGCCTGCAGCTTGCGAACGGCGCCGCGTACGTCGACGAGTCTGGAAACTGGAAAGAGGTTCACGATGCCAAGCTGCAAGCGCTCGAAGACATTATCGAAGAAGCCGCCGGCATGCCGGTGCTCGTGGCTTACCACTTCAAGTCTGACCTTGCCCGGCTTCAGAAAGCTTTCCCTAAGGGTCGGGTGCTTGACGCTAATCCTGACACGATCCGGCAATGGAACGCGGGCCGTATCCCTGTTCTATTCGCACACCCCGCCAGTGCCGGGCACGGATTGAACCTGCAAGACGGCGGCAACATCGTCGCCTTCTTCGGTCACTGGTGGAACCTTGAAGAATTCCAGCAGATCATCGAGCGGATCGGGCCGACGCGCCAATTGCAAGCCGGGTATAAGCGGCCCGTTTTTATCTATCACATTATCGCCCGCGACACGATCGACGAAGATGTGATGTTGCGCCGAGAAACAAAACGTGAAGTGCAAGACATCTTGCTCGAATCCATGAAAAGAAAAACGCGCTAGAATCAGCGCGTTTAATCAGACGAGAACAAAAATGAATTTTCTATCGTGGCTCAAACGCCCCGTACCCCCGGCGCCAGTGGCTATCGTGACCGAGCCGCCGAAGCCTGTCGCGCCGCGCGCGCCGCTGGTTATCGTGCCGCCTGCGCCGCCGGCGGCCCCGCACTTCGATCCGTCTGGATTAATGAACCGCTATACCGAGTACCGGGGCTAGCGAACCCGGCGTGCTCGGATAAAGCCGTTTACCGTCATCGTGCTCACGGTGAACGTCGACTGCACCACGCAATAGGTCGTCGTCGTGCTCGATAGACTGATCCGCACCGTCGGCGTCACGACGACTTGAGCGGCGCCAGCCGGGAAGCTGCTGGCGAGCTGCACATAACCGCCCACATTGGAACCCGGCAGCGTCGCCGACGTCGTGGTGACGCCAGCCGCGAGAATCGAAGGCACTGTCGATCCTGCCGGCGCGAACGTCGGCGTACACGACACATCCCAATCCCCCGCCGTCAAGCTCGCGCTCGTCGCGTTCGCCGTTGTCGCCGTCGACAGCGACGTGCCCGCCGTCGAATTCGTGATGTATTCGCCGATCGCGCCTGCGCTCGCGTTGTTGTTCGTCGGCGTGCCAGTAATGCCGACGGTCGAGACGGGCGTGATCGCGCCGGTCGCCATCGTCAGCCCGCCGGTAACGCCGACCCCGCCGGATGAAACCGTAAGCGCCGGTGTCGTCACCGTGCCGGTGAACGTCGGCGAAGCGAGCGGCGCACCACCGAGCGCAGTGAGCGCGGCGCCAGCCGACGTCTGCCCGGTGCCGCCGTTTGCGATCGGCAGCGGGTCGGCGATGAACGAATATGCACCCGCGCCAGTTCGCTTGATAAAGCCTGTCGACGCAAAGCCGCTGATGTTGTCGAGCGCCGGGCCGCCGGCCGCGCTCGCGCCGGTCCCGCCGTGGTTGACGGCAAGCGTACCGGTGACACCGGTCAACGGTACACCACCCCAAAGCGGCGCCGTCGTCGGCCCCGTCGACAAGATGGCTTGCCCGCTCGTCGATCCGGCCGGGTTCAGAAGCTGCACTGGCGTCGTTGTCGCCGCGAACGCAGCGAACGCAGCGAACGAAAGAAGCGCGAATGCGCCGGCAAAGATTCGTTTCATGGGGTTTCTCATTTCGCAGAGGGTTTCCAGCCGCAGATCTTCGCGCCGGTCAGGTTGTGCGCCAGGATCGCTTTGGCCGTGTCATCACTGAGCACGTCCGACTTGCTGACATAGATCGGCTTGACCCAATCACAGCCGGTGTCGACGATCTTGGTTTGCGTGACGATCTTGACGTCGGGCGGCGGTGCTTCAGCCGCGGGTCCAGTCATTGAGCAACTGCTTTGCAGCGTCGCCACTAGGCTGACTAGCAATAGGCGTTTCAACATTTTCACGTTCCTTTAGCGCCACGGCGCCGGCTTGTGCTGCGGTTGCGTTCGCTTGTGCGGCGGCGTCTTGCACTTGCGCCGCTTGCGTCTGCGCTTGCGCGGCGACGGTTTGCGCTTCGGCTGTTTTCTGTTCGGCTGCGGCCTTCGTCGACTTCGCGCTGAGATGCGCGAACACGCCGAATAAGATGCCTACGCCAGCTACCAGAAACGGCCAGATACTTCCGAGCAATGCGAGCATGGCTAACCCCTGTCAGTTAAAGCGTCTTTCGCCAGCGCGAGCAGCGCGAGCCGGTCGACATATCCGTTCATCCCACCGTTGATCCGAAGCGTGATGCGCCGGAAGTCGCCGACGTCTGCAAGTTCGTTGCAGCCGTGCGTGTTCCAAAACCATGCGGCCGACAGCGCGGCGTTCGCCGGCTGCTCAAGCAGCTGCGGTTGCTCGATGAAATCCACACCGAGCGCGTCGCCGACTGCTTTGTAATTCGTGCGACCGGTGATCTGAATCAGCCCCCGCCCGAGATACCGCTTGCCGTCGCCCGGCTGCGTGTTGCCGAGATCCGCGCGGCCTTCATAGCGGATCTGCGCGGGCGTCGGCCCCCACAACTCGCGCACATACAGAAGCCGCCCGCTTTCGTGCCCGATCTGCGCGAGGAACGCAGCCTGGCGCGCGTCGGTGTCGATCGCCCAAAGTGCCATCGCCGCGGTGATCGGGTCGGCCCATTCCTGCGTGCGCGCGACATTGACGCCGATCGCAGCGGCGAGTGTTTGCGGCGTCACTGTGTAGGCCCGGCCTTGTCAGGGTCGGTCTTTTGAACCGACGTATATCGGACCAGCACCATCAGCGCGAACGCGGCCATCGTTGCGTAGCGCGCGACACCGGCCGGCAATGCGGCTTTCATGTCGGCCGGAATGAAGTTCCATGCCTGCACGATTGACGGCCCGAAGCCGGTGAGCGCCGTGAATACAAGACCGAGAATCACCGTGCCGCGCTTGTGCAGCGACCGCCAGTTGTCCGCGAGTGTGATTTTCATTTCGCCCATCTCCGTATCCCCGGCGTGTTGCCGGCAGTGTTCAGTAGCAATTGATCGTTGAGCTTGTCGACTTTCGTGTTCGTGTCTTTCACATCCGAACCGATGCTCTTGAGCTGCGCGTTGATGTCGCTGCGCTGCTGGTCGATCGTTCGCTCGATACGGTCGAAGTGTTTTTCCTGCTCGATGTCGTGAATCTCAAGTGACGACACCCGGCCGAGCAGCCCGATGTACACGACGACAAGCGCGACGGCCGCGCCGATGACACCGGTCGCGAGCGTCTGCAGGTTGATGGACGTGTCGAGCCAGTGGCGTTTCTGTGCGTCACTCATGGCGGGCCCCGATTACGACGCGCGCGACGCAGCGCGTTCGGCGGCGCCGGCAGCTTGCGCGGCAGCGATAGCCGGGTCAGTCGGCACCGGCGCCTGCTGCACTGCTGCCGGTTGCGGTGCTTCGGCCGGCTGCTGTTGCGTGGCAGCGCGTTGCTTCTGATCGAGCATCTGCAGCGTTTCGAGCGCGCCGTTGAGCGCGGCGAGCTTCTTCTCTTCCTGCTCGCGCGCGGCGTGGAATTCGTACAATCGCGCCTTGCTCTGTGCGATCTGTGCGGTGATAAAGTCGATGTCGTTTTGCATTGTTGTTTCCTTTTAGAATGCGTGGTCCGCTGCGGTCAGATCGAAATAGCCGCGGCGGTCAAACGTCGAGCCGTTGTAAACCCAAAGTTCGATCTTGTTTTGCGCAGCGTTGAATTGGAAAAACGAGAAGCTGCCGAAGCCGAGCCGTTGATCGCGCATGTGAATCGCGCACTGGTTCGCAGCCGCGCCGTAAGCCGCACTGGCTTGCGGTCCGACGTCAAGCCCGATGCCACCCGGCGTGATGCCGGTGCCGTCGGTCGACGCGCCGTACTTAAAATTGATCAGCGTCGCCGGTTGCGCCTGGATATCGATCCCGATGTGATCGATCGAGAACGTCTTCATGTAGATGCCGGTGCGCCACATATTCGCGACGCTGCCGCTCGCGATGCCGCTCGCGAACGTGTTTTTATTCGGCCCGAAAGAGATATTCCAGTCGCCGCAAGTGAACGGCGCCGTCGTCGGAAACGCGTCGTTGTATACGTAATCGCTACCGGAATAATTGAACGTGTCGTGCTCGAATGAGGTCGCGGTAACGTTGTGGTTATGCGCCCATGCTTCCGAATACAAACCCCAAATAGCACCCGCGGTGATACCGTGCGCCGAGCCCGACAACGCGACCGACTGCGCGGCGCCCGACGTCGAATGGTCTTCGAGATAGTTGTAATTCGTGGTGAGCCAGCCCGTACCGCCGGCCGCGCGCTTGAGCGCGTTGTACTTCAGGAAGATCAGGTGCGCGGCATCGTCGCCGACAACCGACTGATCGACGCGCTGCGTGTACGACGTCGCCGTCACGCCGTCGGTCGTCGGGTTCGCGTCGGTGCCGTGCCAGATGCTATGCCGCTTGCCGACGTTCGGCGTCGAGTTGTACGCCATCGTCGCGGCGTGGTGCGCGAGCTTGCCCGGCCCTGTGAGCGACGCGCCGCTCGCGAAGCGCCAGTTGACGGTGCCGGCGCCCGCGGCGACGTTCGTCGCGAGATAGTACGAACCCGCCGGCACGTCGACGTCGAGCACCTGGCCCGCGGCCGTCGAGTTACAGATCGCTTGGAACGCGATCGTGTCATTCGACACGCCGTCACCGATGGCGTTAAACGGTGCGTCTTTCGCGTTCGCGATGAAATTGATTCGGTTGAGCAGCTTCGTGCCGGCGGCGACCGATGCGTCGAACACGCTGCCGGTCGACGGCAGATAGATCGAAAGCGCCGAGCCGCCGCGCACGTACACTCGTTGGACGCCGACAGGGATCGCGGCGGTGAACGTGAGCACGGCGCCGGTGAGCGACTGAAAGTTTTCCGGCCCTTGGTACGCTGCGTCGAAAAATACTTCGATGTTGGCGAGCGAACCCGGCGCGCGCGACAAGACGAGCGAGTTAGACACGCCCGACGTAAAGTCGATTCCGCTGGTGAAGGTGTCGGTGCGCATGTCACCGGCGCCGACACTTGCCGTGATCGGCAGGGTTTCGAGATTACCGAGCGCATCGAAGCCAAGGATCGTATTCGCGCGTGCGGCGCTCGACGGTAGCTCTGCGGTCGATGTGTCAGACGCGCCGACGACGATCGCCCGGCTGACGACTTCGGCGACCTGCTGGATCTGGATCGTCGCGCGATCCACCATGTCTTCGATGATCTCGGGGTAAAACCCCCCGCTATTCGTGATGTCCGTCTGCTGTTCGATCGGCAGATCGCCGAGCACGACCAGCTTGTAAGGCGACGGTAATGCCGAGCCGGTGATCGGGTAGGTGATCGTACCGCCCGGCGCGTCGGTCTGATTCGGGTTCAGTGTGACCGAGTAATCAGAGTCGAGCGTGAGCGTCGTCGAAGTACCGTTCGAATCGATCAGTTGCAGCTCAACGTCGGTCTTCGCGAAGATCTTGAAGCCGAACGGGAAAACAGTGGTTACCCCGTTACCGATGAAAGGGCCGGCTTTTCGTGTTGTGCTGGAAATGGTCAAAGCGGGCACTCCTATGAATGCCCGCAATTTTCCTTTTCAATCAGTCTAGTAAGTGAACGCAGCCTAGTGCTTCGGCCCTCGCCCGAGCGCCAGCCCTTGCGCGAATTCCAGTGCGTTCGCCGGGTGCTGCTTGCCCGACGCAACGTCGGCGGCGTACTGCGCAGTGGCACCGGCCTGGCCGAGCCCGGGGATGTGCAACCCCATGCCGGCGGCGTTCGCGATGTCTTTGATCGGCGCGTTCGCGTGTTGCCCCGTCGCGATGCGCGCGACATCCTTACCTGCCGTCACCATCGTATTGAGCCACGACTCAACACCGACCTGACCCGCGTGGCTGTAGCCTTCGACCATCGCCGCGGCGTCGCGCACGAAGGGCACCATGCCGGCGACTTCGACACCGATCGACTTCGCGATCCAGTGCGCCCACCCGTCTTTATCGTTCGGCGGGCCGTCGGTCAGATACCCGGCCCAAAGCGCCGGCACGATCAACGCCATCATGCCGCGCGCGAGCGTCTGCGGGTTACTGATACCCGCCGTGCGCAGCTTATCCACGATGTCGGCGGTCTGGCCGTAGGTGTTGTTCATGAAGCCATAAAGCGTCGTGAACATCTTGACCGCTTCCGACGAGTTGTTGATCACCATCGAGCGCGCCGACGCGATGTTGCTGCCGTGTGCTTCGCGCACGACCTTGCTCGCGTAGGCGACGGCTTGTTCCTCCGTCATCGGCTCGCCAGTGCCGCCCATGTTCTTCGGGATGCCTTCGGTTACCGCGCGGTCGTACGCCGCCCATGCGGTCGGTACGGCCGACAGCATGTCGAAGTAAGCCACGGCGGCGTGGCCGAAGCGCTCGCCCTTCGCGATCTTGCCTTCCGGCTCAAACAGGTTTGCCGACATCGCTTTGAAGTCGCGGTCTTGCTGCAGCAAGCGCGCGCGGATCTCAGGAAACTTTTCCTGCGCGCCCTTGATCTCGGCGGCGTAGTTCGTCCCCATCGCGGCGAAGCGCGACAGCAGATACTTTTCACCGCCGCCGGTGAAGTATCCGCCGGTCTTGATTGCGGCCGAGCCGCCGTGCTTGAGCACCGTCGAGATCCGGAACGCGATGCCGTTGATCACCATGCCGGTGCGCGTGTACTGCAGGATCTTGCCGAGCGCGCCGATCTCACGGTCTTGATTGTCGGCGT